CAAACAATGATTTAAAACCGAAGGCATCGGATTTGCCATTTTAATTATGAATTACGAAGAAGCAGTACAAGTGTTAGTTAATGCAATAGCAGTAGCACAAAACAAAGGCGCATTTACTTTAGGAGATGCAAAGGTAGTGATTGATGCACTACAAATTGTAAAACCAGAACTATTTGTTCAACAAGCCGAAGAAGTAACAGAGTAGTAACTATGGGTGGTGTAAAAAGCCACCCTTTTTTAAAACCATTATGCAAGAAACAACAAAAGAATTATGCTATTACGCATCACAATTATATCACACAGACAGAGTTCCATCAGATATTATATACGATAGAATTTTAAATAGCCAATCCAGGTTAAAAGAAGTCGCACAAGCGAAGCAATTAGTTGGGTATATGTTATACAACCATTTAGGTTATACGCTTCAAAATGTGGCTTATGAATTAAACTTAATAAATCATTCAACTATTATCTACTGGTTGGATAAAATACAAGTTCAACTTCGCACCAATAGAAGAATGCAATACAGATACGATTACATGAAAAATGTATTGCGTGGAGAACAAAAAGAAATTATAAGACAACCATCAAGTGTTGCAAATAGGAATGAATTAACAGAAGCAGATATGCAGTTTATTAAGTCAAACTTTAATAATGGTTATAGTGTTTCATATTATGCAGATGTATTGCGCAAGAATAGACAACCAGTTAAAAAATACTTTCAATTTTTGTTAAAAGAAATAACTATATTTAGCGCACCGAAAATACATAGGTTTCGGACATCAAGTATTAAATCACATTCAATAGATTATTAAAATGAAAAAAACTTACTACTTTCAGCACGACTTTGAAGCAATTAGCGACCCTAAAATTCAATACATATTAGCAAAGTTTGGTGGCATCGGATATGGGTTATGGTGGAGAATTGTAGAAATGCTACACCAAGAAGAAGATAACAAGTTACACCATAAGGAATACTTATATTTTGCATTAGGAAATCAATTACAATGCGAACCAGGTTTAGTTAAATCATTTATTCAATCTTGCATTGAAGATGTTGAACTTCTTGATAGTGATGGAGAATACTTCTGGAGTGAACGAGTTTTAAAGAATGTAGGTAAAATGCAAGATTTAAAACAAAAGCGTTCAGATGCTGGTAAATTAAGTGCTGAAAAACGTGCTGATAATCAACAAGTTGCAACAAGTGTTGAACAAGTGTTAGCATGTGTTGAACAAAATCCAACAAAAGAAAATAAAACAAAAGAAAATAAACAATATAGTAATCCGAGTTTAAGTGATGTTGTTGATTTTTTTGTTGAAAATGGTTACACTTCTAAATCTGCTGAACAAGCGTATAATTATTACGAGCAAGGTAAGTGGAGTGATAGCAATGGCAACAAGGTTAAGAACTGGAAACAAAAAATGCGTGGTGTTTGGTTTCGTGATGAATACAAGATTAACAAACCAACAATGGCTAACTTCTCTTTACCTATAAACTAATGAAAAAAGAAATAGCAATAGAACTCAAGGCGTTTGCAAAAGTAGTTGAAGAACGATTTAGTAAACCAGATAGAGAAATGAATTTCAATAATGAGAAGTTTGAAGTTCAAAAGATAATACCATCAAGCGACCATACTGCTTCGGTAGTGTTTAAGAAAACATCTGGTAAGTTAGGTGTTGCATTCTTTTATTATCAACCAAAAGGAGTTGGTAAAGGTTGGAAGTATTTTTTTCCTACCGATAGCCACATTACTGGAATGAGGGCGTTTGAATATCACAAACTAAATGCAGAAGAATTTAACTTTGATAAAAATTTTATTTAAGTTTGCATAAACCTAAAACAAAATGATAAAAAAACTAATTGACTTTGAGAATGAAATTTTGGCATTTCATAAAGAAGGTATTCAGAAAGGCGACTATTGTGGCTTTGATATACTTGATGAATACTACACCAGGAAATCTGGCAGTATGACATTCATTCTTGCTTCGCCACATTCTGGTAAAACCGAGTTCAACTTGGAGATACTATTAAACCTTTCTTTACTATACAACCAAAGACATATTCTATTTACACCAGAAACTGGCGACTATAAAGACATTGCAAAAGAACTTGTATCGAAGTATTGTAAGAAGCAATTCTTTGCAAGTGATTTTGAACATTGCACCGAAGCCGATATATATAGTGCTATCAACTTTTTATCAGATAAATTCTTTATTGTAGATAACGATGAAAATAGTTTTACGTTTGATGACATCATAAACCAAACAAAGCAATTTGAGTTGGATAACAAAGTGAAAATAGACAATATTCTATTTGACCCATATAATGAGATAAAGCACGATATGAAAGATTATGCTGGTAGACAAGATTTGTACATCGAAGATGCTATTGGTAAGTTAAGAAGATATGCAAAAAAGGAGAATAAGCACATCTTTATTTGTATGCACCCACAAGACCAAGCACCTATAACAGAAAATGGTGTTACATTCTATCCACCACCACACCCAAGACAATCTGCTGGTGGTCAATCGTTCTTTCGTAAAGCAATGGCATTCATCATTCTTTGGCGACCACCACAAGGTTTCATTGATAGCGAAACACAACAACCATATGAGCAAAACGAAACACACATACACATTGCAAAGGCAAAGCCAAAAGGTAGTGCAAAGATTGGTAGATGTAAACTATACTTTGATTGGAAAAAGAATAGATTTTATGAACGCAAAGATGATGGTATTTACTTTGGACTTGAAGCTAAAGCAAAACGTGAACGTAATGTAGATGCTGGTAACTTGGAATTGTCTGCATTAAAAAATACATTTGGTAAAGAATTTAACGAAGCACCTTTTTAATATGAGCAATCACAAAAACCATTTAAACAATTTACAAAAACAACTTGAAGGATTAAGATACTTTCAAGATGAAAGATTAAAACTTCTTATGCTTGGAATTGACTTGCAAATTATCAATCGTGATTTAGAAGATTTGAAAGGATATGATGAAACTATTGATGAAGCATCTGAACTAACTACAAAAGCAAAGGAGTTATTTGATACTGCTTTTGTTAGATACGAAGCAGCAATCATTCAACTTGACATTGTTAGAAACGATGCAATGGCATTATGCGAATACACAAAGGATTTGGAGAAACAATTAGAAGCACATAAAGAATTGTAATGAAGAACGCTGAAGATATTGTTCAACTTGCAGTTGTAAACTATTTGCGTTTAAAATATCCGAAGGTAAGGTTCATGGCTAACTACCTTTCTGGTGCAAGGTTACCGATGTATTTGGCAAAGAAAGCTAAATCTCTTGGACAAGCAAGTCAAGGAACACCAGATTTGTTCATCTTTTTCAACAATGGTAAATACACTTCATTGGCAATAGAACTAAAGGCAACTGGCAAAACACCCTTTAAAAAAGATGGAGTGTTGAAAACTGATGACCATTTGAGTAAACAAAATGAGTATATATGCTATCTAAATACTATTGGCTTTTATGCTACCTTTTGCGTAGGCATTGATGAAGCGATAAGTACAATAGATAGATATATGGCAAATGAACTTTGATAAAATAATATCAGAACACTATAACAACAATGAAATAGTATCTTTTTTTAAGAAGATAGCTGGAGATTGGTGGCAAGAATTAAGACAAGATGTATTCTTAATACTATGTGAATACAATAAAGACAAGATAATTGATATGAATAACAAGAAAGCACTAAAATTCTTCATTGTTCGTATTACATTAAACCAATATCGTAGTAAAAACTCTAAATTCTACTACCAAAATATAAAAAATAATAACTTGGGTATTGCATTAACCAATGATGATATGGTTAAAAGTGCTGATGCAATACTATATTCTAATCAGATTTACGATACACAAGGAGAAAGCGCATACGAAATTATAGAAAGGCGCATACAAAATGTAGAAAATGTGATAGAAGATTTAAGATACTTTGAACGTGAAGTCCTAAAATTATATTTAGAGTTAGGGACTTATAAAAATGTATCACTAAAAACTGGTATTCCAATACGCACAATAGCTAATGGAGTTAAGAATGCAATTTTAAACGTAAAGTCAAATATAAATGAATGAATTATTATTAGTGCTTGGTTCTGCTTGTGTAGGATTTAGCTTTGCAGAAGTATCTGGAGTTCCACAAGTGTTCTCAAGATGGTTATTAAGTCAATTTAATATTGGTAAAAACGTAAAGGGTTATCAATACGTTAAAGTCCCTTTAAGAATTAAACCATTTGATTGTGGTTATTGCCTATCGTTTTGGTTTGGTTTTATTGCTGCACTACAACAAACAAATATTTTAACTTCGCTAATGATTGGATTTGGTGCATCAATCGTAGCTATCTTATTTAAAAAATTATTATGATGAATTATTTAAACAAAGCAATTTTAAAAAAGAACGAAGAACATTGGATTACTTTGCGTGATGCAGATTACATTAAGAATTTAGATGCTTCAGATATTGAAGAACTACAAAAAGTTTATCAACAAGAAGTAGATGCAAATTTCTTTGTAAACAAGTGGTGCAACTCTTGTGTAGCTGAAATGATTAGAACATTATATTTGGCTACCGAGTATGATAAACAAGAAGAAGTAATTGTAGTAGAAGAAGAAGTTAAAGAAGAAGTTCAGAAAACTACTCGTAAATCAAAAAAGTAATGCCAGTATTCAAGTGTTCTAATGGTAAGTGGCGTATAGGTAATTCGGATTGTATATATGATACCGAAACTAAAGCCGAAGAAGTTTGGAAAGCATTACTTGCGAAAGGTATCTATGCAGAAGAAACTTATGATGATTATCCACAAGCAGCTACCGAGAATGCTAAACGTGCTATTAAGTACGCAGAAGAAAATGGTTGGGGTTCTTGTGGAACTCAAGTGGGTAAAGTTCGTGCAAGTCAATTAGCAAATCGTGAACCTATATCAAGAGATACGATTGCAAGAATGAGTGCATTTCGTAGACACCAACAAAGTAAAGATACTCCTTATGGAGAAGGTTGTGGTAAATTGATGTGGGATGCTTGGGGTGGCGATGAAGGTATTGATTGGGCAGAACGTAAATTAAAGCAAATAGATGCAAAATTTGCTGCTTCAATCGTTTCATTTGACTTTGATGACACACTTACAATACCTAAATACCAGGACATTGCAAAACGATTAATTGAAGGTGGAGTTGAAGTTCATATTGTAACACGAAGACAAGAAAGCGCAAACGAAAAAGTTTTTAAACTTGCTTCAGAACTTGGAATATTAAGAAGCAACATACATTTTACGAATGGTAAGATGAAATGGGAATACTTAAAGCGTTCAAATATCCAAGAACACTATGATAATAATAGGAAAGAGATAGATTTAATCAATAAGAATACCGAAGTAAAAGGTATATGGGCGCAATAAATATTAATGCACTTCAAGAAATTCAAGCACTTATAGAAGTTCTACGAGAATTGGAGGATATTGATACGCTTGGGAATGGAATAAGTATTAAGGTTAAGATACTAAATAGAATAGATAGTTTAATTGATACGTTGTAATGGATATTAAATTAATCAAACCAAACCCAAACAACCCAAGAGTGATACGAGATGCTAAATTCAAGCAACTTGTGCGTTCAATCCAGGAGTTCCCAGAGATGTTGGCATTGAGACCAATAGTTGTGAACGAAGATATGATAACACTTGGTGGTAATATGCGACTTCGTGCTTGTATTGATGCTGGATTAACTGATGTTCCAGTAGTAATTGCAAAAGGTTTAACTGAAGAACAACAACAAGAGTTCATAATAAAAGACAATGTAGGATTTGGAGAATGGGATTGGGATGACTTGGCAAATAATTGGGATGAAGCAAACTTAAAACAATGGGGACTTGATTTCCCGATGTTTAACGAAGGCAAAGTTGAAGATGAACAAGATACCCAACTATTCGTAAAGGTTTCAATAGAAGCCACCAATGATACCTTCATCGAGATGAATGAGAAGTTGCAGAACCTATGCGATGAATACAACGTAATTATGAAGGTAAAATGAAGAAGCACACTAAACTTTATCTTAAATTCTTTGGATTTGATGAAAGCGACTTCATACCTTGCGAGATTTGTGGTACTGGTGCAGTAGATATACATCATATCGAAGCACGAGGAATGGGTGGTACAAAGAAAGCAGATACGATTGACAATCTTATGGCATTATGTCGTGAACATCATTTAGAGTTTGGCGACAAGAAGCAACACAAACAATACTTATACAACACACACGAATTTTATATTGAATTAAGAAAACGAGGTCAATTATAATGGCAAAGAAAGCAACTGCATCGAACAAACAAGTATCGTTTGGTAAACGCAAAGTAGGTAAGGCAAAGAAGCACAAGAATAAGCGTGATGATGCAAAGAAGTATAAAGGTCAAGGCAGATAATAATAAAGAGAAAACAAAGAAGATATGGCTAATAATGAAAACTTAATACCAATAAAGCCAGGCGAAACAAGAAATCCGAATGGTAGACCAAGAAAGTATGTTTCACTACTTCGTGAACAAGGATATAAGTTAAGCGAAGTCAATGATACAATACAAGTATTAATATCAATGACAATAGATGAACTCAAAGAGGTTTACACAAATCCGAAAGCTACGATACTTGAAAAAACTATCGCAAGTGCAATCAGAAAATCAATCGAGAAAGGTAGCTTATATTCTATTGAAACTTTACTTACAAGAGTATATGGCAAACCTAAAGAACAAGTTGATTTAAACGCTTCTGGTGGTATGGAGATAAAGGTAGTATATAGCGATGGAAGTAACAATAGAACTGAATAAACCACACGATGGACAACGTGCAGTATTGGAAAGCGATGCGAGGTTTAAGGTTCTTATGTGTGGTCGAAGATGGGGCAAATCTTTAATTAGTAAAAATATATCAATAACCGAAGCACTAAATGGTAGAATTACTGGATATGTTACACCTACTTATGCACTTGCAAAGGTATTCTTTGATGACATTGCAAAGATTATACCAACAGAGATAGCAACTGCTAACAAATCTGACTTGACTTTCAAGTTTATAACTGGTGGCGAGATACGTTTTTTTACTGGAGAACGCTTGGATAACTTTCGTGGTTTACGTTTACACAATGTTATCATTGATGAAGCAGCATACATACCACATTTACAAGATGCGTGGAACAACGCAATAAGACCAACGCTAACCGACTTTCAAGGCAAAGCCATATTCATATCTACACCAAGAGGTAAAGATTTCTTCTATGGCTTGTATTTGCGTAATGAGGGAGATTGGCAATCATTCAAATATACAACCTATGACAACCCACATATTAAAACTCAAGAGATTGATGAAGCTAAATCTTCACTACCTAAAGCAGCGTTTGAACAAGAGTATATGGCAAACCCAGCAGAGAATGCAGCTAATCCATTTGGTATTGACTTTATTCGCCAAAACATTTCGCAAATATCCAATGGCATCGCTACTTGTTATGGTATTGACCTTGCTAAATCTTACGATTATTCTGTTATACTTGGGTTTGACCACAATGGCTACGTTTGTCATTTGGATAGGTTTCAGTGTGATTGGTCTACTACGAAAGCAAAAATACGACAATTAGGCAAAGCACCGAAGTTGATTGATGCTACTGGTGTAGGCGACCCGATTGTAGAAGAACTACAACGTGATGACCATTTGATAGAAGGGTTTAAGTTTACAAGCACAAGCAAACAACAACTGATGGAAGGATTGGTTACATCTATTCAGCAAGGTGCTATCAAATACCCAGATGGTATTCTTGTAGATGAACTATCAATCTTTGAATATGTATATACTGCAAATGGTGTCAAGTATTCAGCACCGAATGGAATGCACGATGATTGTGTGTGTGCATTGGCATTGGCAAACAAGATATTTATCAAGTCGCAATCGTTTGGTAAATACTCTTTGATTTAGTATCTTGCAAAATGAAGAATTTAGCATTCAAGTTTTTTGATGAAATGAAAGCTGGTCAAGTAGTTGCAATCAAAGAGATAGCAAAAAAAGACCCAGAAGCATTTAAACAATACCTAAAAGATTACATTGACTTGGGTGGCAACATAACTATCTCAAGCGATTGGAAGAAGTTTCGCAAAGATAGCGACCCAAAAGATTTTATATAGGAACATAGCGTATGTTCCTTTTTTTGTTTACTTATATTTAATAATATGAAGCATTGGAATAATATCACAATAGAGGACTACCAATTCATTTATGGTATAATCATTGATGAAAATTTAACCGACTTTGATAAAGAAGTTAAACTTGTTGCATTTATAAATGGACTTAATGAAGAAGAAGTAGATAACTTATCTATTGAAGCATTCAAAGACCTAAAGGCAACAATGAGTTTCTTGCACGATGGAGAAATTGAAGGCAAAGTTAAGAATATCATAAAGGCAAATGGTAAAGAGTATGCGCTATCATTAGATGCTTTTAAGATTACTTATGGTCAATATGTAGATTTGACTTCTTTTATGAGTGCAGATGGTGGATTGTTTGGCAACTTGCATTCTGTTATGGCATCAATAGCAAGACCAATTAAAAGAAATTGGTATGGTGCAAAGGTTGTGCAAAGTTATGGAAGCAGAGATTACAACGAAGTAGCAGATGATATGTTGAAGGCGAATTTTTCTGATTGCTACAATACTTGTGTTTTTTTTTGCAAACTTATGAACGACTTAATAAAAAGTACAATTCGTTATTCGATAAAAGAGTTGTTGAAGAACAAGAAGATAACGAAGCACCAGTTGAGAGAAATGTTGAAACCTTTGGAGAACGATGGGGTTGGGTATTCCAAGCAGAACTTATTAAGGGATTTGAGGGCATTAAGTTAGATGATGTTTGGGAACTACCAATAATACAATCGTTAAATGCTTTGGCTTATTTAAAAGATAAAGCAAGAAACGAAAGGGAACAGATAGAAGATATGAAAAAATCGTATGGCAAACGCATTTGATAATTTAGGTAGTAGTAGTGCTGGATATGTTTCTGCAAAGAACTTTACTGGCAACAATGTTAAACTTACCAATATGGAAGATGTTTTAACAAAGTATGCTACACTAATTCAAATAGAAGCAAGAAGAAACTTAAATAAGGTTAATCCTATTTATGGAAGCGATAAGAATGCAACTGGTAGATTAAGCACAAGTATAAGTGTAAATCCAGCGCAATATGAGAATGGTAACTACTCTATAACTATTGACTTACTTGACTACTACATTAACGTAAACGATGGTCGTGGTAAGAACAAACGTAGACCACCAATAAGTGCAATACGACAATGGATAATAGACAAGCAGTTAAGGTTAAACGATGGTGGAACTACAAAGAAAGGTTACAAGAAACCAGGAACTTTAATTAGCAGTAGCAAGAAGAAAGTAAAACTTGGTAATACAAAGATGTCAATATTAGATGCAACTGCAATACGCATTGCTTCAAGTATTGGAAAAAAGGGTATTAGACCAACAAACTTTTGGGACAATGCAATCAATAAATATACCGATGATTTGAAAAAAGATGTACAACAAATTTTAGGCAAAGACATTCTAACTATAATAATATCTTAACATGGCAATAACTTATATAGAAACACCAAAAACTTGGACACCGATAAATAACGATATGATTTACTATGTCAAAACGAATAGTGCGATTAGTAATTTATATCTTGAAGTTTACGTTCAAAGTTCATTGGTTGCAAGAGTAAAATTGGTAGTCAATGCTGGTGGATTTGCTTATTGCGATGTTAAGCAATTACTACAATCGTTTATAAAGAATGACCAAATATATTTTGACAATACATTCTGGAAAGCATTGACAAATTTAAGTTACTATGTCAATTATCAAGTTAAGTGTGTTGAAACTATTGGTGGCACATCTTATAATGATACTGCAAAGTATGCTTTTAATGGTCAAATTTCATTTACAGATTTTGTAGAATATAATCAGCAATACAATACCGAAGTAAGTCCATTGGGTAAGTTTTTGACTTATTCTCCAAGAACTCTTAAAACAAACTTTCTTCGTGAAAACTTTTTAAGCTACATTGATGGTACTTCTCCAGCAACAAAGATACGAGTGCGTACATACGAAAGTGGTGCAACATTACCTACAAGAATATTTGAATTATCGATTGCAGATTTAAGTGCATTAGCTGGTATTATTTGTATAAGCAAAGATGCTTTGGGTTCTGATTTAACTATTTGGAATGAAGTAACTTCACTTTGGCAAAACTTATCTACAAAAACTTGGAACGCAATGGGTGGTTATTTAGTAAATCCAGATGTAACACAACTTGATATTTGTTTGCTTAATGCTGCTGGTACGATTGTTACCGAAACATTTACATATCAGATAGATGACTATTGCAGTAAGTACGAGAAAACAAATGTGTATTGGCAAAATTCTCTTGGTGGTTTTGATAGCTACACATTTAACAAGGTCAAGAAGAAGCGTTATAACATTGATAGAAAATCTATACAATCAAACCCTTATAAGTTTGACAATGCTGGATATTCACAACACACTAACAACATATTTAACTTATCAAATCAAAACTATTTTAGCAACTATACCGAAGGTGTTCTTTTAAATTCAGACCTATTGACAAACGAAGAACACACTTGGTTTTGGGAATTGATTAAAGCACATTCAATCTATGTTGAACAAGTTATTAATGGTGTTTCATATTATGTACCAGCAACTATCAAAGCAACTAACTACGAACCTAAAATTAATATCGTAGATGGTTTGCAAAACATTACGATTGAATTAGAATATGGTTATGACAATATCAAGATAACTAAATAATGGCTACTCAAAGGACACAAATATATATTGAAGGTGTTGAACTTGATTTAGATAAGAACGTAGATATTGACTTTACTTATTCTATTGCAGATATATCGGATTTTGAAAAAAGAACTACAACATTTTCAAAGACAATAGCATTACCAGGAACTGCACATAATAGTTTTCTTCTTGGTAACTACTTTGACTTCAACATCAATAACGATTATAGCAACATACTTGATAACGTAGGTGTAAACTTCAACCCATTAAAGAAGGCATTTGCAAAAGTAACTATTGACAATGTCGAAGTGTTTGCTGGTGTTTTACGCTTGTTAGAGATAACTTCTAAAGATGGTGCGTTGGAATATCAATGCGCATTATTCGGTTCATTAGGTGGCTTGTTTAGTGCATTAGGAGAAAAACTATTAACAGATTTAGATTTAGATGCGTTAAATCATACTTATAATACAACCACAATACAAACTTCTTGGAATACTTCGGATTTACCAGCACAAGGATTTGTTTATCCTTTAGCTAACTATGGTATTGGTTTAAATAATGCACAAACACAATTTGATGTTCGTAATTTTAGACCAGCAGTTTCAGTTAAAAGATTATTTGATGAAATTATAGAACAAGCTGGTTACGCATATACTGGAAACTTTTGGAGTGAAAACAATCTTGATAAATTAATTCTTCAAAATGGAGAAGAAAATTTAAGTGCTTTTTATGAAAGTTTAGGTTCTTTAACAATAAATACAACTACTGGTGGTAATTTAAGTTATTCAAGTTATACATTTTCTGGATTTACTTTAGATACTGCTACACCACCATTAAAAAGAATAAAGAATATAACTGGTCAAACGATTGGAATTAAATTTAACTTTAATCTTAATATAGTTAATGCTTTAAATATATTTGAATTTGCTGATTTACAAGCAGTAGTTAGAAATGATGCAAATCCTTCATTAGTAAAATCTGCAATAACAATATCAGATGGTTTTTATCAAACTGGTTCAGTTTCATTTAGTTTAACATTTACTCTTGAACCATTAGATAGTGTTGATTTAGTTTTAAATGTTTATAATGTTATTGGTGGTAGTCCAACTGGTACATTTACAATTCAAAACACTTCAACAATAAATATTACTCCAGTTTCTACAACTTCAAAAATTCCTATTATTTACAATAGCGTAATAAAAGGAAAGTCAATAGTTCCCGAAGGAATTAAGCAATCGGAATTTATAAAGAATATAATTAATCTTTTGAACTTATATATTGTACAAGACCCAAATAATGAGTTTAATTTAACATTCTTACCACAACCAGATTTCTATACAAATCAAACTATTGATTGGACTGATAAAAAAGATTTAGATAAAGGTTTTAGTATTAAACCATCTACCGAGTTTACTCCAAAATCTTATTCGTTTAAATACAAAGATGATGCAGATTTTTATTCCAAAACATATAAGAATAAATATGCTGATGCTTATGGAAATTTAAAGTATGAAACAGAAAACGAGTTTAGTAAAGATGATGTTTCTACTGATTTCTTTTTCTCTTTAGCACCATTAGTATTTACTGGTAGTAAACCAATGGCGCAATTATATGACATCAATACAGATGGTACATATAAGCAAGTAAAGTGTAATCCTAAATTATCGTTTTGGGGTGGTAAAAAAGATAGTAGTTCTTATACTATTAAAGATGGTGCTACAACATTAAATAGTGGTGTGGTATTTTATGGATATGCTGGACATATATACGATTTAGCTACAATAAGCGATGGTAGATTATGGGATTTATGTTTTGATACACCGAAAGAAATTTATTTTAACATACCGACATATCCTATATTAAACTTATATTATTTATTCTATAAGCAATTTGTAGATAGCCAAAATAATAAAGATAGTAAGTTAGTTATACTTTATTTTTTACTTAATTCTATTGACATAATGAATTTAAGTTTTCAGAAGTATATAAAAGTAGATAATGGTATTTACTATCTTAACAAAATAGATGGGTACAATCCTTTATCAAACGAACTTACAAAGGTAGAATTATTGCGTATTGTAACACTTGAAGAACTCGATGTTTATGTTACTTATACTCCAAGTCCTATTGAAGCATATACATCATATCCAAGAGTAACATTAGATAGAATATTGCCATTCAATAAATCATTTAATGTTCAATATAGGTTTGTTAGTGGAACTACTCCTTATACTGGAACGCAGACAATAACAATAACTGCTGGTAATTTATATGCAGATGGAACACCAGTTGTATCGGGTGGTGTTTCGGGATATTTTTCAAATATAATTATTACACCACCAACAAACGATGCTGGATATATTTATGTATATGGTGGAGATTACACAACTGATTAAAATTTAGAAAATGGCAAAACAAGTAATAGGATTTGAAGCAACACTTGATGGTGGTAATGTTGAGAAATCGGTAAAAAGCATAAGACAAGAATTAAGAGAAGCGCAAAACGATGCAGTTCAACTTGGTAGAAAGTTTGGAGAATTATCTCCAGAAGCATTAGCTGCTGCAAAAAAGGTTGCAACTTTAAAAGATGAAGTAGGAGATTTAAAAAACAGAGTAGATGCTTTAAATCCAGATGCTAAATTTAAAGCATTTTCACAATCACTTCAAGGAGTTGCTGGTGGATTTGCTGGTGTTCAAGGTGCAATCGGTTTATTTGGAACTGAAAGTGCAGAACTTGAGAAACAACTTTTAAAAGTTCAAAGTGCTTTAGCTTTATCTCAAGGACTTGATAGTTTATTAGAAGCAAGAGATAGTTTTAAGACACTTGGTTCTTTAATTAAAGGTAATGTAAGCAAAGCATTTGGAACGCTTCGTGGCGCTATCATATCAACTGGTATAGGTGCATTAGTTGTTGGTGTTGGTTTGCTGATTGCAAACTTTGATAAAGTAAAACAAGTTGTATTAAATTTTATTCCTGGTCTCGCAAAGGTTGGAGAATTTATTGGAAAATTAGTCAATAATGTTACCGATTTTGTTGGTGTAACAAGTGAAGCAGAACGTGCATACGAACGATTGAAAAAAAGCACCGAAGGTTCTAACAATGAAATTGATAGACAAATAAAATTACTACAAGCACAAGGTGGTCAAGAGGCGAAGATTGCACAATTACAAAAAACAAAGATTGACAATACTATTAAGGTTACTAAAGCCAATAAAAATGCTACCGATGAAGATAAAAAGAACTTACTTGATTTAGAAAACGAGAAAAAAGTAATTGGTTTAGAAGAACAAAACAGATTAAAAAAAGAAGCAGCAGATAGAAAAAAGCAACAAAAAGAAGAAGCAAAACAAGCAGCAGCCGAAGCTAAACAAAAAGCAGATGAAATCAAGAAACAAACATACGAAAGTGATAAGGAGTTAGCATTAGCAAGATTAGAAGGTCGTGAAAGAGAAAAAAAGCAATTAGAGTTTGAAGAAAAAGAAGCATTAAAAGCAGTAGAGGGTAATGCAAAAGCCACTCAAAATATCAAAGACCTATATATTTTAAAAGGTAAAGAATTAAATAAAAAATTCACAGAAGAAGATAAAAAGAATGCTCAAGAATTAGAAGATTTTAAGAATGAGTTATATGTAGATAATATTACAAATGCTGAATTAAGGGCAAAAGAAGAAAGTAGATTAGCATTAGAGAAGAAAGTAAGAGATATTAATGAAAGTAAATTAACTGAAGCAGAAAAATTAAAAGCAGTTCAAGATACAAGAGATGCTTTTAAACGTGAACAAGATGCTAAAGATTTTGAAGCACAATTAGCAAAAGATGCAGAAAATATTGCAAAGGTACAAGGCGACTTTGAAAATGATAGATTAATATTAGAAGCACAAAGGGGATTGATTTTATTTAATACTACTTTAACTGCTGAAAAAAAGAAGAAGATATTAGAAGATAATTCAAAAGCAATATTAGAGATTGACCAAAAAGAATTTGAAAGTAAACAAAGCAATGTAAAAAAGTATTCAGATTTAATTGGTGGTTTCGCAGAATTGGCTGGTAAGCAAACAAACGCTGGCAAAGCATTAGCAGTTGCCGAAGCAACAATCAATACTTATTTGGCAGCATCTCAAGTGTTATCTGCAAAATCTCCATTATTTATTGCTAATCCATTTTTACGTTTTACTTCTGCTGCATTGACTATTGCAACTGGTTTAAAAAATGTTAAAACTATTTTATCAGTAAAAGTTCCTGGTGGTGGTGGTGGTGGCGCTGGTGGTTCTTTACCAAGTGGTGGTGGTTCGGTTGCAACTCCTACACAAGCACCGATTGCTTCAGCAGTTCAAGTTTCACAAACGCAAACACTTGGAACAAGTTCTGTTAATGTAGCAAACCAAAGTGCAGTAAAAGCATTTGTAGTTGAACGAGATATTACAGATAGTCAAGATAGGATTGCAAAAATAAAATCTGCTGCTACATTTTAAACAAATTTATATTTAAAGATATGGACTTACCTATTTATAAACTTATAATCAGTTCGGATTTAGAAGATGAAGCCGAAGTTGATTTTGTAGCATTGGTTGATAGACCAGCTATACAACGCAATTTCCTTGCTTTTAAAGAACGCCAAAAGTTCGAGATAGTAAGTGAAGACAAGCGTATTTTAAGTGGCGCATTGATGATTGCAGATATGCCTATCTACCGAGATAACGAGGAATTTGGAGAACACTATGTTGTCTTCGATGCAGAAACTATCCAACAAATTGCAGAGAAGTTTTTTAAGAAAGGTTATCAATCAAACGTAAACGAAATGCATGATGCTTCTAAAGCGATTGAAGGTGTTACTATGTTTGAAAGTTGGATTGTAAATCGTGATATGGGTAAGATGCCAATCAAAGGATTTGAAGATGCCAAAGATGGTTCTTGGTTTGGTAGCTACAAAGTTGATAACGAAGAAATTTGGGCAAAAGTAAAGAGTGGAGAATTTCAAGGATTTAGTGTAGAAGGTATTTTTGGTTATGCTGATAGATTAACCAAAGAAGATTTGATGGTTGAACAAATCAAAAATATATTAGCAATGGCTGGTATTTAAGTTGCAATTAACAATCTATTATATATTTACATTTATACTCAAAAATTATGGAAGCAAAAAAAGCATTAGAACAAATCAAAAGTTTGTTGTTTGCCGATAAGGTTGCAGATGTAATTTCTCAAGAAGTAGTTGCAGTTGAATTTATGGAAGGCGTTTTAACAGATGGAACAATAGTTAAGTTCGATAAGTTAGAAGTTGGTGGCATTATTTCAGTTGTTACTCCAGATGGAGAAGTTCCAGCACCAGTCGGAGAACACGAATTAGAAGATGGTACTATCGTTGTAGTATCAGAAGAAGGCGTAATAGCCGAAGTTAAAATGATGGAAGAAGCACCCGAAGAAGAAGTTGCAGTTGAAATGTCTGAAGAAGGCGAAGAAGTTGTAGTTGAAGAAGAAGTTGTTGAACCACAAGTTGATAAATTCGCAGAAATTAGCGAAGCATTCAATTCTAAACTTGCTGAAGTTGAAAGCAAAGTGGATATGTTAAATAATGTTACCAAGAAGTTGGTAGAATTTATGGAAGCATTTGCACAAGTAGAAACTGCACAAGAAACCCAAGCACCTAAAAATGCTTTTTCGGCTCAAAACAAAATAAGCAAAGCCGATGCTTATAAGAAATTACAAAACATTTTTTCACAAATTAAAAAATAAATAAAATGGCTTTAGATTTAACTGGTTTAACCAATTATGTAAGAGAAAACGAAGCGCAATTAGCTACTTCTCTTGTATTCAAACCCAAAACTGCTCAATTAATCGAAGCAGCTGGTAATGTTCAAGTAGGAATAAAATCATCAGACAAAATTAACATCATGGAAACCGATGCAGTTTTCCAAGCTGGTGGTACTTGTGGTTTTTCTTCAAGTGGTACTACTACATTTTCACAACGTACTCTTACTCCTGGTAAGATTAAAGTAAACGAAAGCATTTGTCCAAAATCTTTCGAGGCGAAATATACTCAAAAAGCACTTCGTGCTGGTAGTATGTATGACTATATGCCTTTCGCTGATGAATTTGCTGCAAAGAAAATTGAAACTATTGGTGCGCAATTAGAAACTGCGTTGTGGCAAGGCGATACAACTTCTGGTACTGCTAATTTAGCACGATTTGATGGTTTGATTAAATTAACTGCACCGAGTGGAACTTTAGTATCTGGTGTTATTAATGGTAACCCAAGTGGTATCACTACTGCTACTGGTATTACTGCTGCAAACGTAATCGGTATTGTTGATGGTATGTATTCATTAATTCCTACTTCTATCCTTGACAATAGTGATGTATTTATCGCTTGTGGTATGGATACTTTCCGTAAGTACACCATTGCACTTAAGAACTTAAACTTATTTAACTATGCTGCTGAAGCAACCGATTTCCAAATCGTTATTGCTGGTACTAATGTTAAGTTAATTGGTTTGAATGGTTTAAATGGTACTAACAAATTATTTGCTTCACGTTGGTCTAACATCTATCTTGGTGTGGATTTATTAAACGAAGAAGAAAGATTTGAATTATTCTATGCTAAAGAAGCAGATGAAATGCGTTTCGTTGCTGAATTCAAAATGGGTGTGAACTACGCATTCCCAAGTGAAATCGTTTACTTCGCATTAGTATAATAATTAATCAATTTTTAAACACAAAAGGGTGGGTGGAAAATCTGCCTACCCTTTTTTAATTCATAGAAAATATGCCTTGCGCCTTAACCCAAAATATTACATTAGATTGCCGAGATAGTATCGGTGGTCTTAAATCAGTTATGTTCATCGAATTTGCGAATGTAACTGCAATTACTGCTGCTGCTGGTGTTGTTACTGCAATAACCAAAGCAGCTGGTAAAAAGTTTTTTAAATATGATTTAGCAAAAGAAACTTCAGCATTTACTGAAACCTTTACTTCTTCAGTACAAAATGGTACATTCTTCTACGCACAAGAATTAAGCATTGTTTTGAATAAACTACAAACCAATGTAAGAAACGAAATCTTATTGTTGGCTCAAAACAATCTACTTGCTATTGCCGAAGATAAGAATGGTAGCTATTGGTTATTGGGTCGTTTGAATGGTTTAGATGTATCTGGTGGTACTGCTGAAACTGGAACTGCTAATGGAGATAGAAGTGGATATACAATTACTTTATCTGGTCAAGAAAAAGAATTGGCTATTTCAGTTCAATCTTCAATCATTGCTGCTTTATTGGCTTAATCAATATTGCTTTAAAATAAAAGGGTGGTTGCAATTAAGTAACCACCCTTATTTGTTTATAACCTTTCTAAAGGACTATCGTAGTACGCTTCGTTCTGGTCATGTCCACACCCACCATCGATAGGTTCTTCTGGTTCAAAGAATATCGAATTGATGTCTATGTTTAAGTTGAACTTGTCATTCACTTTTTGTGCAAGTGATTTGGTTCGTTCATAAGGCATATCAATCTTATCTTCATAATAAGCAGACATCGCACCTAACACTACGATTAGTGCGCATCTTAAAACTTGTGGGTCGTTTCCATTATTTTTCATGGCTTGAGTTCTTTGTGGTTTGTACTTGGTTGATTTTGGCGTTCACATAATCACACAGACCAGCGAATGCGATTAACCCGATAAAGGGTATTGCTAAAAAGATTGCGATTTCTAAAGTCATAATTTTGAGTTTTGTAAAGGGTGGCTTTTTACACCACCCATTGATTTGATTAATTATTGTAAATTCTTAAATTGCCATCGGCATATTCGATTTCAATTTGCTTGTCTTTGCTTCGATTGCATTCAAGCCATTCTTCAAGTTCATTAAAGAATATAAAGTTGTGAGTTGATACTCCATCTTCATAAATCCAGAATGCACGTTTACCATAACCTTGATTACCATAGTAATCTTGTACTAATTTTAACTTTGTCATTGTGATTTGATTTAGTTTATTGCATCGCTTCGTGCTTTGCATATTTGAATATACAAATAGTATTTTGAATTTACACTAAAAAAAGTAAAACATTACAATTTTATGACAAAAGTAAATTAATAGTTAAATTATTGTCTTATTTATTATTTAGTGATTTCAACAAAATTCAACAAGTGTTCAACAAATGCTAACACTTGTTCAACAAAATCCAACAAAAGAAAATAAAAGAAAATAAATAAGATATATATATAGAGTTGTTTGTGTTTTGGGTTTTTTATATTTAATAGTATGGTATTTTTAGAAAATAATTTTTAATGGGAACTACACTAACTAATCAAATCGTATCCGAAACCTACGATAGTTTATTAAAGGTAACTGATAACAATATAATTACTGGTACTAAAAAACGTATTACCGATGGTTTTGGTAATGACACACCATTACTATTGTCATCTACCGATGTTCAAATAGATGGTAATTTCTTATTACCAGGTACTACTGCACAATATGTTAGAGGTAATGGCTCTTTAGCTACATTTAATGCTGGTTTAACAAGCGTAGGTGTATCTATGCCAAGTGCATTTAGTGTTACTGGTTCTCCTTTAACTGCTAATGGTACTATTTCGATAACTGGTGCTGGAACATCAGCACAATATATCGATGGAACTGGTGCATTACAAACATTACCAACACTCGCTACTGCCGATAAATTAGTTACAGAGGTACATAATAAAACTGGTGCTACATTAACTAAAGGTACTATTGTTTATATTAGTGGAACTCAAGGAAATTTACCCGCAGTAGATAAAGCACTTGCTACTGGAGATGCTACATCTGCTCAAACTTTCGGATTAGTACAAGCAAATATTTCAAACAATAGTAGTGGATTTGTTGTAGTTTCTGGTAAGCTAATTGATTTAGATACAAGTGCATATAGTGATGGAACTCAATTATATTTATCGCCAACAACTGCTGGTACTTATACATCTACAAAGCCATACGCACCAAATCATTTGGTTTATGTTGGTATTGTAGTTAGGGCGCATCCTACTCAAGGTAGCATTGAAGTAAAAATACAAAACGGATATGAGTTAGATGAATTACACGATGTTATAGCACAAACACCAAACAATAACGATGGTATTTTTTACAATAGCACAAGCACTAAATGGGAAAATAAAACTATTGCAACTGCATTAGGATTTACACCAGTAACAAACGCAAGAACAATATCTACAACTGCACCATTATCTGGTGGTGGGGACTTAACTGCTAACAGAACATTAAGTATTACTCAAGCAACTACATCAGTAGATGGATATTTAAGTGCAACAGATTGGACTACTTTTAATAATAAGGTAGCTACATCAAGAACTATATCTACAACTGCACCATTAACTGGTGGTGGTTCTTTAGCAGCTAATAGAACATTAGCAATAACACAATCAACTACAACAACTGATGGTTATTTAAGTTCTACTGACTGGAATACATTTAACAACAAAGCATCAAAGGTAAATACATTCAATAGACAAAGTGCTTCTTATACATTAGTATTATCTGATGCAAGTAAGATTATAGAAATGAATGTTGCTTCTGCAAATACATTAACTATACCTACAAACGCAAGTGTTGCATTCCCAATAGGTACAGAGATACAAGTATTGCAATATGGTGTTGGTCAAACTACAATAGCTGGTGCTGGTGTAACATTAAATAGTAAATCTGGACAACTAAAAATTGCAAACCGATACACTGGTGTAACTCTTGTAAAAGTTGGAACTGATGAATGGTATGTAATTGGTAACTTAAGCGCATAATGGGAAACTTATTATCTTCGGCTATTAAGATGCAAGATAGTGTAGTTGCAACTGCTACATTAAAATATGACTTTGCAACAAATGGAGTAGTCGGTGGAACTTGTATAGTTTATAAAAATGGAATACCATTACAAACTATGACAACAGATACTTCGGTAGTAACTACAACAATAAATGCTGGAGATACATTTTATGTAACAATACAAAATCCAAATACTACTGGTCAAACTGGTTGTTCAATAGATTATGTTGTTAATGGTTCTTATGTAACTGGATATTTTACTGGTGGAACTGGTGTTTTATCTTCTGCTACATTTACTGCTTCAGCTGGAAATGAATATAGGTTCTATAATAATTTAGGTGCAGTTTAATAATAAAATATGGAAATTTTAAACACATATACATTTAATGAAAAAACAATAAACGTAGGCGACCAATTTACTATTGGCGAAGAATACTTATTGTATGTTAATGAAATCTTTGATATTGATGGTTGCGTATATATAGCAACAAGCACAAATAAAGATATGATGACTATCGAAGGCGTTTCAATAAATAGAAACATTGTTTCTGCTGAATTATTTATAACTAAAAACGCACACTTGTTTGAAAATTAAGATACTTGAAACTGAATTAAAAGTAGGTAGTTTATCAAGAGTAATATCTTCAGTAAATATCTTACCATTTAGATATGAACTATTTTGCGATGGTGTAAATATCACTTGTCAATTATGCGATGAAAATAATTGTGTTTGTTTAGAAGAAAATATTTTTATAAACAAAGACAAATTAAATAAATGGTGTGATGATGACAATTATCTTATACAAGAATTATTGATTAGATTAGGACTTAAAGAATATACCATAGAGAAGCAAGGTAATAAGAACATAGATAAATAGTGTTTTCAAAATTGCTTTTTTATATTTATTAATATGATACTTTTGACAAAAGGAGAAACGCAAGATATTGTACTTTCATTAAATGAGAAAGTAGCGATTGCAAATCCTACATTTTATTTTGTATTTGAAAATGATATGACAAATGAAAGTATTGCAATGGTATTGACTGATACTTCATCTTATAAAGCACGATACAATTCATTCACGTTAAATACCAATAGTTATTTTTTAAATGCTAAAAATGGATATTGGACATATAAGGTTTATGGATTAACCTTACCAGAATGGAATAACATAAATACAAATTGGGAATTGCTTACTGATGTAACTTGGAATTTATTAGATGATAATGAATTGTTAGAGATTGGTAAGATGAAGTTAGTAGGCGATGCGTTTGAGTTTATACAATACGAAACACAAGAAAATAATTACATAATTTATAATTAATGGGAACTACTTTAACTGGACTTACACCAGCAACTACGTTTGATGCGTTGTTAAAGACAACAGATAATCAGCCACTAACTACTTCGCTAAAAGTTATTACCGATGGTTTGGGTAATAATAGCGCATTTAGTTTATCTACAACAAGTGCAAGTATTACTGGTACATTAGCAGTATCTTCTACCTTAACTGCAAGTAATTTTAGTGGTACTTTTAATGGTACTTTTAATGGTACTTTTAGTGGTACTTCATCAAATACAAATACTGGCGATGAAACAAACGCTACGATTAAAAGTAAATTAGGTTTTGCAACTACAAGTGTTGATGGTTACTTAACATCTACCGATTGGACTACGTTTAATAACAAGGTTGCTACAACACGAAGCATATCCACTACTGCACCTTTGAGTGGTGGTGGCGATTTAAGTGCAAATAGAACTTTAAGTATTTCACAAGCAAATACAAGTACAAATGGTTTTTTATCTTCTACCGATTGGAATACATTTAATGGTAAGCAAAATGCTTTAACCAATCCAGTAACGGGAACGGGTACTACAAATTATATTCCTAAACTTACTGGTGCTTCTACTATTGGCAATAGTCAAATATTTGATAATGGAACTAACGTAGGTATTGGAACTACAAGTCCAAGTAACAAATTAAGTGTTGTTGGTAGTGGTTATTTTACTGGTGGATTAGTTACTGATGGAAGTTTATATGCTGGTACTACTTTAAGTGTTAGTTCTGATTGTACATTTGGTTCGTATGGAGATAATGAATATCTTTTATCATTGTATAGAAGTACTGGAAGTGCATATTTAAACGGAAGTTTAACTATAAACAATGAAAATTTCCAATTTATAGTTAATTCGGGTGGTTTAAGTATAGGTAGTTTTTCTGTTGTTAGTAATTCTATACTTGGTGCTACTAATATAACTGGTAGTGGTAAATTAAGCATTGCAAATATTGGTGCAAGTGGAACATTAAACGTAGGTAGCACAACAACTGCAACAAAGCGTTTAGAATTAACTGCTGATAATAATGGTGCTGCTGAAAACAATACTTTACGTTTTGTAAACACAGATACTACTATTTTAGCCAATGAGGTAATTGGTAAGATTGAATTTTATAGCAATGATGCTTCAAGTCCAGGAGCAAGTGTTAAGGCATATATTTCATCTGGTGCAACAACAACATCTCCGAATGGATATTTAGATTTTGCTACCGACCAATTAACTGGAACTCCAAGTGTAAGACAAAGAATACAAGCCGATGGTAAAGTATTAATTGGAAGTACAACTGATAATACAAGTGGAAATCTTGTTCAAGTAACTGGTGGTTTAGATTATAATATAACCATACAAAATAGAGCATCAAATAACTATACTTTAGTATTAACTGATAAAGGTAAATTTTTAACACAAACTGCTTCAACTACATCTGCATTAACAATACCAACAAATGCTTCTGTTGCCTTCCCTATTGGAACTCAAATTTGGATAATTCAAAATGGTACTGGTGTACTTACAATTAGTGGCGATACTGGTGTAACATTAAATACTCGTTCAGTATCAAGACAACCATTTGGTCAATATGCAGAAGTGAAACTTACTAAAACTGCAACTGATACTTGGTACTTAACTGGCGATTTAAAAGCATAATATGAATAATTTAATAACAATTAATTTTAGCGAATATTCACAACCTAAATTCGTTGAGAAAAAGAACCAAGAGTGGGTATCTTATGGAGAAGATAATAAATATCCAAGTCATTTACTTTCGCTATTAAATACATCTGCAAAGCACAATGCTATTGTCAATGGTAAAGCAAACTTTATCGCTGGTAAAGGCATCGTTTTTGAAGATGATACTAAACAATATTTAGCAGACCAATCAATCAATCGTGGTGGCGAAACTATCAACGATATTTTAGATAAGGTTGCTATTGATATTGAAACATTTGGTGGTTGTTATTTAGAAGTTATCTACAATCCTTTTGGAACTGCTACTTCACTTTATCATATTGACTATTCTAAAGTACGTTCAAACGTAGACAATACTTACTTCTACATATCTGAACAATGGGATTTAAAAAACAAACCAGATGATGTTGAAGGTGTTGCTGCTTTTGATGAAAAAAATAAGAATGGTAAACAGATTATTTACATCAAAGAATATAGACCAGGTGTAAACACATATACATTGCCGACCTATCAAGGCGCAATGAACTATATAGAACTTGATGTTGCAATTAGTGAATTTCACTTAAACGCAATACACAATGGTATGATGCCTTCAAAGTTGATTTCATTCAACAATGGAGTTCCAAGCGATGAAGAACAAAGAATTATTGAACGTAAAATGAAGGAGAAGTTTGCTGGAGAAGCAAACGCTGGAAAGTTTATGATTAACTTCAATAATGACCCAACTAAAGCACCGACCATTCTTGACCTTTCGGCTTCTGATTTAGACAAACAATTTGATTTGCTAAATAAGACCATACAACAAGAGATATTTTCTGGACATCGTATTACATCGGCTTCATTATTTGGTATCAGCACAGAGGGCGCTTTGGGTGCGAGAAACGAAATGCGTACTGCTTATGAGATATTCCAAAATACTTATGTAAATGGTAAGCAACAATTCATCGAAAGATGGTTTGCTTATATCTTACCTTTGTTTGGCATAAATGACAAGTTTCACATTCAACCAACCGAACCTTTGGGATTTGAATTTAGCGAACAAATCATTGCTTCTAATATGACCCAAGATGAAATTCGTGAAAAACTTGGTTTACCTATGATTGTTCAAAAACTTGAAACATCACAACAAGATGTAATTAATGGTATCAATTCACTTTCTCCATTAGTTGCAAATAAGGTGTTAGAAAGTATGACACCAAATGAAATTCGTGCATTAATTGGATTGGTTGCAAAAGAAGAAGGTCAAGATATTGCATCAGTTGGAAGCGTTGCACCTACACAAGCATTTAGCGCACAAGATGATAAGTTTGCATTAAGTGTATTTGCAGAATTTGGAGAAGATGCTTCACAATATCAAGTTATAAAATCAAGAAGGGTACAATTTAGTGATGACTTTGAACCATTAGAACACCAAGAATTTGCAAGTATAGAGATTATGATTTCTAATCTTGAAAGTGGTATAATGGCTTTGATACAAAAAGACCCATTGATTAGTGTTGATAACTTGTCTAAAGCATTAAAGATAGATAAGCAAGTAATTAATGCTGCTTTGAAATCACTTGAAGGTGGTGGTTTTATCACTTCTAAAGAGATAACAAAGAATGATGCAGTAGTTATATCAAGAGAATTAACAAGCGATGGTAAAGCGCAAAAGGGTGCATTAAAACCATTAGCCGATATTACACTAAAATATAAGTATGAAGTAAGTCCTGGTCTTGGTGCGCCAATCATTGATACATCAAGACCTTTTTGTGTAGGACTTATTGAAATGAATAAAGTTTACACTCGTGCCGAAATTGAACAAGTAAGTCAAAGATTGGGTTATTCAGTTTGGCAACGTAGAGGTGGGTTTTATTACAATACAAGAACAAAAGTAACAACACCTTATTGCAGACATCGTTGGGTTGAACAAGTATTAATTAAATAAAATGAGTGCAAACATATTATTCATTTCCGAACAAACGCTAAAAGATAGAAGTTTGTTGCAAAACAATGTAGACCCAAAGTTGATTAAACCTACAATCAAACAAGCGCAAGATATTTATATCGAAGCTATCTTGGGAACTGGTTTATATCTTGAATTGCAAAGTCAAATTGCTTCAAATAGTGTTAGCGTATTAAACAAAACATTATTGGATAATTACATTACTGATACTTTATGTTGGTATGTAGCATCTGAAATGGTTATGTCTTTAGGTTACAAGCTAACTAACAAAAACGTATTGCGTAAAAATTCAGAGAATAGTGAAACACCATCATTGTCAGAATTATTTGATTTGATGGAATACTATAAAAATAAAGCAGAAACATACGCACAACGTATGACAAATTATCTTATTGAAAATATAACTTCTTATCCATTATACAATAATCCTGGAAGTGGTGTTGATGTAATTCAACCGAATGGAACAAGTTATTCAAGTGGAATATATTTAGGTAATACAATCACAAAGGATTACAAAGATTATTCTGAAATGTATCAAAGTGAAGGTGGTGCATTGGGTATTGATTACAGATATTAATGGCAAAAGATTATTCAGTAAAAAATGTAGGTAAACTAAAAGTTTATTTGCAACAAGTTAAACAAGATGACAATAAATCAAGTAAAAAATCTTCTAAATAATTTAGCTACCGACCATTTACAAATCAATGATTATGGCTGGGGCGATGTTTGGGAACTTGGAGAAAGCGAAAGTATAACTTACCCATTGATGTATGCTACCATTGGTGCTTCATCTATTCAAGGTAAGGTATTCAATCTAAATATATCTTTGCTTTTTATGGATTTGGTTTATGAAGATAATACAAATCTTGATGATGTTATCAGCGACCAGATGCTTATTTGTCAAGACATCATTGCACAATTAAGAAGCGATGACTTTGATTTTGTTTTAGATGATAATGTTTCTATTGATTTCTTTACAGAACAATTTTCTGATTTAGTTGCTGGTGTAAAAGCCGATATTGTTCTTGAATTACCTTATGTTGCAGATAGGTGTGCAGTTCCTACGAACTACGTTTTAACTGATGGGGACTAATGACACAGAAAGAGATGCAAACATTGGACAAACTATTTACTGAAGTGCGAGAATTATCGCATAAGGTACAAAATATAGAAGATGCCATTCTTGGTAGTGATTACGTTGGAGAAGGCATTAAAGAAAAAACAGATAAAAACACAAAAGAGATTGAAAAAATAAACCAAAAGTTTAAGCACTTTTATTTCTTTTTAGTTGGCGCTGGTCTTGCTGGTGGATATACCATAGTTGATTTGGTAAAAAAGGTTTTCTTATAAACTTTCAACATTAAAGCGAATAATTCTTTTTTAATCTACTTTTGTTTAAACAATTAAACAAGCTATGTATAGACCACGCTTAAATGAAAGTGAATACGACTTGATAAAATCATTTCGTAGTTCAAATGTGGTGGGTATAATTGGAGATAGACACGCACCATTTACACACCCAGATTACTTTAAATTTGTATATGAGGTTTTCAATAAATTTCAAGTTAATCTTGTAGTTGATATTGGCGATGATACAGATTTTCACGCTATAAGTTATCACGAAACAGACCCAGATGGTCATTCTGCTGGTAATGAATTAGAACTTGCAAGAAAGGAACACGAACAATGGTGGAAAGCGTTTCCAAATGTTCAAGGTTGTATTGGCAATCACTCAAGTTTACCACATCGTAAACTACAAACTGCTGGTTTACCGAAAGCAATGTTTAAAACGTATAATGAAATGCTTGGTTATCCAGATGGTTGGAAGTGGGAATATTCACACGACATAGATAATGTGCTTTACATTCACGGAACTGGAAGTAGTGGCGCACAAGGTGCTATCAATCGTGCAAGAGATAATAGACAATCAACTTGCATTGGTCATATTCATTCGTTTGGTGGAGTTAATTATTCTGCAAGTGATAGAGATATGATATTCGGTCTTAACGTAGGTTGTGGGATTGATGTTCGTGCTTATGCAATGGCTTATGGTAAAGTTTATGCGAAGAAACCCACACTTGGTTGTGGAATTGTTATTGATGGTAAAGTTGCATTATTTATACCAATGGATTTAGGTGCAAAAATTGAATATTTATAAGATGAAAGTATTGGAAGCATTAGCAGAAGAAATATCAAGGCAAAAAAAGATTGATGCATTGATGAAGTTAAAACAAGTAAAAGAACACGAGTTAAAAGAAATTAGAAAGGCATTAAGGTTAGTAATTCAAAAACGATGAGTATAGAAGATAGCTTTAAATATTCTTACGATTATATACAAGATGCTTCATATCAAAAGCATTTAGAAGAAAAATATCCAAAAATGAGTGTAAGCAATGATACTATGACTTGGTGGCAAAAAGCTATGGCATCAAGTACATTAGAAAGTCCAAGCGATACTAATCGTGTTTTCGATACTGGTAGTCAAAGAGATGATGACACCAATAAACCATTGGTAAATCATTTGACTGCATATCTTCGTTTACGATTTGGCTACTTATTAAGAATGGGTGCTAATAAGTATGGTAAGAACAACTGGCAAAAAGGACAACCAACCGAAGCAGCACTTGAAAGTATGCACCGACATCTTGCTAAATACGAATTAGGAGATAGAACTGAAGACCATTTATCTGCAATCATATTCAACGTGCAGTTAATTATGAAAAATGAAGAACAAGAAGGAATTAAAATAGATGAATATTATGAAAATAAAAGTAATTAGAGAAGTATTAACACCAACCGAAACTCTTGGTAGTTTATTTATTAACGACAAGTTTTTTTGCTACACACTTGAAGATGTAGATAGACATCTTAACAATGACCAAAGCGAAGAATATATTAAGGCGCATAAGGTCAAACATCAAACTGCAATTCCAAGTGGAAACTATCGTGTTATTTTATCAATGAGTAACAGATTTAAACGCATTATGCCAGAGGTTTTAAATGTAAAAGGATTTGAAGGCATTAGATTACACGGAGGTAATACCCACAAAGATAGTAGTGGTTGTATTGTTGTTGCTAAACAACGTAATATAAATAAGGCATCTTCTTGGGTTGGAATTAAGAATTGGGTATTTGGAACTCAAGAGAAGCAACTTATTGCAGAAATGCAAAAGGCATTAAGCAAAAGTGAAAAAATTGAATTGTCAATAGTTTACTAAACTTATATTTATAAGTATGGAAGCACTTAAAAAAGCACTTGGTTTGCTAAAAGAAAACTGGAGAACTACACTTGTTGGTGTGTTCTTTTTAGTATTTGGTGTTGCATACTTCTTTAAGTTGATAGATGCACAAGGTTTAACAATGGTTTGGGGAGCTTTAGGTGGCGTAGGATTTACTATTTCTAAAGATGCGTAGATTTATATACATTTTTATTTTGAGTGCCTTATATGGCTTTATTTTAAGTGGGTGTGCTACTCGTAAAGTAAAGGAACGTGAATACGTTACCATTCGTGATACCATTATCACACCACCAGTAGTTAAGTTAGACACTATTACGCAATTCAATGATAGAGTTATCTATTTAAAAGATAGCACAAAGCAAATGTTTGTAACCATTGAAAGGTTAAAGAACAATTATATACGAGTAAAAGCAGAATGCGAACCAAAAAAGATTATTGTTCCTATCACAAAGACAATAGTTAAGAGCAAACAAGTAATTGTTGAAAGTTTCTTTTGGAAGCGTGTATCATTACTATTACTTTTGGTCATTGGTGTTTTTGTGATTTACACCAAACTCTTGCAAAAGAGGATTTAATTAGTTTAGTTTTTTGTTTAGGTTTGGAAAGGTAGTCGTTAATTCGGCTACCTTTTTTTGTTTCTAACTAAACTTTTTTTAATTGATTATCAATGAGTTACGATAATCTTAAAAAAATAATTCATTTTTTTGATACAAGGTATTATGTCTTCTCTTTATCTTTGGTCATCAACAAAAACAAAAAACTTAAAAATCAAAATTATGACACAAGTACAAGAAATTAAAGCATTCGGAGTTTATTATGTTCCAAATCATCAAGGCAAAATGTTCGCTGGATTAAAATCAAAGTTATTAGCTGCATTTGAAAATCAAGTAGAAGCTATCAAATTTTGCGATAGTGCCAATATGGGCGAAACTTTAGATGAATTGCATATAGGTTATAGAGTATATCCTATGCAATGGATACCAAAAGGTACAATAGTAAACAGATAATCAAATCGGGTGGTGTCAAAGCCACCCTTTACTTAAAATCAAATCACAAAAAGATGGCACAATTTAATTTTGAAGTATTAAAGGAAACTGAAAAAGCAATTTTTGCAAAAGTACCTTATTTTGAAGCTACACACGAAGGAGAAAAAAAGCACAAGCAATTATACTATGAGTGCTGGATACCTAAATTTGTAATTGAAAAAGGTATTGCAAAAGATTTTGTTATTGGAAAAAGAAATGAGGTTAGATTATCTAATCCATATCAAAGAAGATGTGAAATGCCTAATAGCTGGAAAACATTGGGAGAATATGCACCAGTTAAAATAGAAGAAAAAGTAGAGCAAGTGGATTGCGATAAAGTAAAACAAATGATTATTTTTTATGAACAAAAATATGGTTCTTGTTTAAGCACATTGGTAAATTCTGAAGAAGGAAAAAATGGATATGTTAGCGATGAAGACCAAAAAATAATTAATAGTTTAATGTTTCCTAAACAAGGAAAAAATGGCATTCCAACTAAAATCATTACAATTTATAAATAATCAAATCGGGTGGTGTCAAAGCCACCCTTTATTTTAAACCCATGAAAGTAATAAAAGACAATTCACTTACACCGATAGAATTAGCCAGGTTAAAATATCGGAAACTTTACGAGCAACAACAAATTGCTAAAGCAGAACGCAAAGAGCATTTGCAGTTATCAACAAAAAATCTTATCTTTAATTTCTTAAACTTAATTAACTAATGACACAAAAAGTATTAATTCTTGCAAATCCACAAGGTGTAGATGCAATCACAATCGGCAAAGAAGGAACGATTTTAAAGAAATTCTTCGACAAAGCACTTATCCAATTTACTAATGAGTTTGGAGAATTAGAAGATTGGTATTTTACAAACGCTGAATTTCAACCCTTATAATGAAAAACCTAATCGAAAAACTGGTCTTAATTCAAAGTGAATTAAAAGCACCTAAAGGACAAACAAACAAATTTGGTAACTACAAGTATCGTTCTTGCGAAGATATTTTAGAAGCACTTAAACCACACTTAAAAGAGCAAGGTCTATTCTTATCCATTACCGATGAACTGGTAGCACAAGGAACAAGATATTACATCAAAGCAAGTGCAATCATTACAGATGGTGTAGATAGATGGTCGGTAGATGGTTGGGCAAGAGAAGAAGAAGTTAAGAAGGGAATGGATAGTTCACAAATTACTGGTGCTTCTTCATCTTATGCACGAAAGTACGCATTGAATGGATTGTTCGGTATTGATGACACCAAAGATAGCGATGCTACAAACGATGGTATCATTCCACAAATGCCAATGGTTAATCTACAAACTGCAATATATGATATTGGTTTGGCTAAAAGTTTAGATGGATTGAAAACAATTTGGGCAAAATATCCACAATTCCAGAAGCAACAAGAGTTTATTCATGCAAAGGATAAAAAGAAAGGAGAACTAAATGGATAAGCAAATATTAACATTCGAGGGGTTGCAAGTGCAATCCCTTGATAAAGCCACCATAAGCAATCAATGCCAACTTGTTAAAGATAATATACTCAATGGTGGATTAGGTGCATTAGAAGTCCTTATATCAGCCAAGAAGATGCAAGAACTTGGTAAGCAATTAGAAGAAGTTAGCAGACCTATTGCAGAGGATAGATTAGTTCTTGGGCGTGGCGAAGTTTATAAAACTCAATCGGTTGAAATAATTGAAAAAACAATAGGTTCAAGGACTGATTTTTCAACTTGTGGCGACCCAGAGTGGGATAGCTTACAACAAACATTGATGGATATTAAAGATGCTATTAAAAAACGTGAAGCATTTTTAAGTGCAATTACATCTACAACAACAATAATCACAAACGATGCTGAAATCATTACAATAAATCCACCAATCAAGTCAGGTCGGCTTGGTTTATCTTTAACAATTAAATAACTATATTTACAAACTAAATTTTTAAAAAATGCCAGAAGAAAAAAAAGAAAGTTGGGGTGCTTGGAAAAAGCAAACTCCAAAAGGCGAAGTGATTAATTTCACTTTAGAAAACAAAAGATACTCTATGTGGGTAAACTCCTACAAGAGTGAAGAAAAACAACCCGATTTCAAGATTTACTTGAATGATTATGTAGCACCAACAACAAACAATGATTTAAAACCGAAGGCATCGGATTTGCCATTTTAATTATGAATTACGAAGAAGCAGTACAAGTGTTAGTTAATGCAATAGCAGTAGCACAAAACAAAGGCGCATTTACTTTAGG